CCTATTACCTTATGGCCTTTGTTGGCTAACCTTGATGCTATACAGGTTCGCTGACACGCAGGGTATAGGTCTTGTTTACCTTGCCTGTTTCCTTCACGATAATGTAGATAGTGTGCATACTGTTTGTTGGAGCTGCGATGCTGGTAGAGTTTGCTCCAGAGATTACAGTCTGCTCGTTGCCCGCATTATCCCTGACAACGATTGAGGTTGCACCGGAAGCAGTTGGTGTGACGTAATATGATGTCGAGCCTGCAGCCAGGTTCACAACGTACTCAAGACTTGCAGCTGCTGCAGCTGGTGCAATTGCGCTTGCCCCGCCTGTGCCTGTGACCGTGAAGAACGGCGTGGTTAGCCCGGCAGCTGACGTGATTGTCAGTGAAGGCTTGCCGGTATTGATGATCGTTGCGGAGAAGGTTAGTATCCCGTCGAAGTTGGCATCGCCGAGTTTAAACTTCGTGATGTAACCGTTCCCGCCCCATGCCGCGCCTACTGCCGATGGATAGGTGATAGTCCACGCCCTCATTGTTTTTGCAAGTTCATCTGCGAGCATTGCGACCTGACCGTTAGTGTCATCGACACGCAGATTTCCTTCGATGTCAAAGGAACCACCGCTAAGGATCGTTGGGATATGTTCCTCGAAGGCATTTGCGGAATCATGTGATGTGATCTCAGATGTCTTGGCGGAGATTTCTATCCCGCCTACTTTTGTTAATTCTGCGACTGACTGACTGTTCCATTGGAAAACAGTTCCCAATGCTATTTTTGCAGCTGATGCTGTCATGTTTACCTCCTGTTAATTTAGTAACGGTTGTCCGTTTAGTTCTTGCATTCTTATATTTAATTGCATCGTGTAGTGCCAGATGTTTTGCGTTGCCTCCGGAATGAATCCATCGGTCTGTAGCCACAGCATCGCCATATCGACCTCAGCGGTTGCAAACTGTAGACCGTTCAGTAACCGCTTTACCTCATTCCGGATGGCGAGTATTTGATCAGCGTTAGTTGAATCGCTCCAAATGTCTATGATATATGTACCTCTACGCAAGGGGGAATTAGCAGTAGACCACCCCGCTAAGTCAATACGATGAACTAAATATGGGAACGTTTCGTCAGGCGGGGCCCATGTCAAAGACAAGCGCACGGTCCCACCCAGCGCCGCTATTAAACCAGCATCGGCAGTAAGCAGATTATAGATGTAATTGATTATTGACTTGTGGGTATCTACTGTCATTCTATTTCCATTCCTACAGGCTGCTGTAAAATATCCTCAACCTCGGCCTGTGACTGCTCGAAGGAAGGTCTAAGCCAGGGGCGCGGGAGCATCTTCATGGTTCCGTATTCAAGCATCGGGCCGTAATCTACACCAACGCCGCCTTCCCCTTTGCTGTTAAAACTTAAACCACTTCCAACCTCTCCGATTATGGTGTCCTTTTCAACAATAATATTCGTCATAATCGACTTTTTTAAATCACCTGTCACAACGGCTGGCGGTTCCCCTGGTGCTGAGGCTGTGTAAAATGTGTTCTTTGTCCCTGGTACCTTATACAGTCGACCTGTTCCTTGATGAGAGAGCATTTCAAGTACGTTATTGCGCACGATATTGACCGCTTCCTCCATGCGCATCTTAAACTCTTCGCCGAGGTCATTTAGCACATTCTCTGAATTGTCGTGGAATTCAAACTCTACCTGCATTACAGTTCCTTTGCGGGAACAGTGATATATCCGGTTTTTGCGGTCATCGGGGCCAGCGGTTCATAATCAGTAGAACCATGCCTGATAAGATGCTTGCCCAGCTCAATGGCGGGATCCGGCGTGTCCCTGAAAAGAAATTCGTAAGTCGCCTCTGACTTCAGCTGCTGATATATCGCCCGCCCCTGCGCGGTAAGCTGCTTCATGGTGGCATAGCGGGTCTGGACAGGCTTTAAGGTCACAGTGGCACCGGTGGCGCCGCGTGTGCTAACCCGTTCGACAATTGTCACCCTGACTGGCCTTGTTATCATATGACGCTCACTCTTAGATTATCCAATAGTTTCATGGCCGCTGCGGGTAATCCCTGCAACTCCTTTTCCTCGCGGTTGTCCCACCATGTAGCAACCGCCGTTAAGACGGCCTGCACAGCGGCGGGAACGAGCGCCTGCACCTGCGCGAGCGTAGCGCCGGAGCCGTAATAGCCGGAGAGGTAGACTACAACGTACTCGTTATCACTGCTGAAGCCGAAGCCCGTGAGCCGTCCTATCGCCGAGTGGTCTTCGTAGTCAACCGTCAGAAATAACTCCACACTGTACTTGAATACCAGCTTGTCACCGCTAGCCGGAGCGGATACGAACGTCACCACTGCGCCGGACAAGCCGTAATGCGTGGTCAGCGTTTGCAGCACGCCGTTCTTGTAGACGGTGAGCGTGCTTGTCATGGGCGTGTTGCCGAGGGTAAAGACCGTTGCCGTGCCGGTGCCAGTCTGCCCCTCGACTACCTTGTAAGATACTGAGGTGATTGAAATAACAGGTCTGCGGTAGAGGTTCAATGTTTTGGTGTCTCTGCCCCAGTGCGACTCGGTTAGAGTCTGCGGCATGAAACACCGCCCGCAATACTTCTCGGCCAGATCTGTCGCCGTATTGATGAAGGAATCAAGTAAAGCGTCGTCGTAGTCCTCGAAGGTATCGCTTGTTGCGGCGTAGTCATAAGAAGCCGTCACGATTGCGCCGTTGCTAGGGTAATGATTGGTAAGGAATGTGATCGTTGCTGTCGCCAAGGTATAGTCGGTTCCCTCTGTTTGCAGAACGGGAGTGCCGGAGGTGTTGACCCATACCCTGTACGATCCTGCAAGCGGTGTGTGGTCAAGCGTGCCAGTTAAGGCCGAACCTGTGCCAGAAACAACAAACTCGGCCTCAATGTGCAACGCCGCGAGCTGGTCGAGCTGCAGCATGGCCTTCGCCTGATTCCTTGTGACTAACGCGTATGCTGATAATGTCATTTCTTTGCCGCCTTCTTGCGATGCTTAATCTTGCGCCTTGGTCTACTGGATTCTGTCTTGTTCTCAGATGGTGGAGGCATCAGCTTGTTCTCGACAGGAGTAACCCAGCCGCCCTCTATAAATTCCTTGACCAGGTTATCGGGGATGTTGATGATATCGCCTACCTGATTCTGTCTGGTTCCCGTCCATGGTTTTAAGACTTTAACCTGCATAAACTCCTTTAAGGTAGGCGGCGGCAGTTGATTACCGCCGCCTCTGTGTTACTTCTTCGGTGTCTTACCTGAACATCTGCAAGAACACCATCGGAGCGTTACTTGAGCCGCTACCGCTTGTGTCCATTGCTACTCCGCAACGTTGGGAACCGTTCTCCATAGTTACATCGTTGGAGGAAACGACTGAACCGTTGCCTACCCACACAATGTCTCTGTCCATTGCAGAGTCGCAGGTGTTGGAGTTGCTTGTTATCCAGCGTGAGCCGTAGGTCTGCATCCAGAACCACTGCCCGGTTGTTGCCTCGACGGTGGACATACCAAGGTATGTCACGTACTCGCCGACAACGCCGTCGGCCTTGACGTAGCTGAAGGGGTTCTCCATCAGCTCGATGGTGGTGGAGGCCGCTGTAACGTCTCTCTCCAGCGGTGAATCCAGTTTCACCGTCAGCGAGCCGCCCGTTGTGGTGAGTGCAGGATGTGACACGATAGTCCGTTGCTGTGGATGCTGCGCCGAGCCGTTGCCGATGACGATCTCACCGCCGAACAGTTCGTTCGCCCACAGAACACCTGATGCCAGGTGACCTATGGTTGTGTCGATAGTGACAGTGACGTAATAACTGCCAGCCTTGCCAGCTGCCAGCGTCTCCCCGGGATAGGCCGCAGCCTGAGCAGCTGCGGTTGCCTGAGTCGGAGCCACAGCACAGGTGTTGGTCTTTTTGCTCTTGTAGCAGCCAACCTCTGTGTGCACGGTGCCGCCGGCGTAGCAGTAAACGAACGTCTTGAAGCCGCGCCGCATGATGGTGCCTATCGGGAACTTCTGAGTGTCGTCTGCCGCGTAGGGCGTGCCGCCGCCGACTTCTAGTTCTACCGCGCCGACTCCGGGGACGTAGGAATTGAACTTACCGGGAACAGGTAATGCCAAAAATTCTGTTAAAGCCATTGTATTATCCTTTCGTCAGTATTTTTCGTCAGCGACTATACGTCGTTGACGATGATCGTAAAGGTGTCGCGCCTCATCAGGCCGC